ATGACACTTATAAACATAGCCACATCCAGACTGGTGGGTCAAAGCAAACCAGCTCCAACCGGAGCCGAAATTCTTCGTGTTGCGCGAAAGCTTCGAGGTTACACGCAAGCCGAATCAGCCGCTCATTATGGTATTGAGGAGCGTACGTTAAGACGATGGGAAAATAGGGAATATAGCCCACGCTGGAATGATGTTATTGGCCTAGTTGAAGATGTGTACTTACTCGATATTTTAGAAGTGATAGGAAAAATCCATGACCAACAAGCAAGTGACAATTAAACAGGTACGTACTGCCCTTAAGCGCTGGGGTAAGTTTTGGTGTAGTAAAGAGCTAGGTAAGGGCTTTAGCCGTCAAGCTGCAACTGAAGCTATTGGCAGTTCATCAAGCCAATACGTCAGTGCAGAGCAGATACATGTGCCAGATGAAATTGCTCAACTTACTGCATCAATTGAGTTACTTAGACCAGAATGTAAGCGTGCAATCCGAGCTAAATACATGATGCATAACAAGGTGGTCGATGCAGCAAAAACATTGGGTTTTGACAGCAAGCGTTCAATGGAGTTTTGGTTATTGAAAGCTGAGCAAAGCTTGATGGTTAATATGTCGACACATTAGCAACAATAAAGGGGAATTGTATGTCCGTAATGAATACAGTAGAGCAACTCAAAAAACATGAGGGGTTTCGCCAATTTCCTTACCTGTGTACCGCGGGAAAACTGACTATTGGCTATGGTCGAAATCTCGATGATAAGGGAATTGATGAAGAAGAAGCAGAATCACTACTTGCTAGCGATGTGGAAAATGCCAAAGCGGCCGTGGCGCGCAGAATTGCAACCCAACACTGCAACGATGCACGGATGGCGGTGCTGGTAAATATGGCATTTAACTTAGGGATCACAGGGTTACTTAACTTTGGTCGAATGTTACAAGCGGTCGAGAAAGGTGATTTTGATACCGCCGCGCTAGAAATGTTAGATAGCCGATGGGCAAGACAAGTGCCTAATCGCGCCCAAGAGCTTGCTCAACAGATGATTTCAGGGGAATGGCAATCATGAGTCTATTAGGAAGCCTATTTTCTGCAAAAACAGTGGCTCCGATAGAAGCAATTGGCAATATTCTTGATGAATTGTTTACCAGTGAAGAAGAAGTACTTAAGCAAGAGCATTTAAAGGCGAGACTGATAGCAAAGCATGCATTAGTACAAGCGCAGATCAATCAAGTTCAAGCAGCGCATCGCAGTGTGTTTGTTGCGGGGGCGAGGCCTTTTTTGATGTGGGTGTGTGGTTTTGGCTTTTTGTTTTCGTTCGTGGTTAATCCAATTCTACAATGGTTAATGCCTGAACATGGTACGCCTGAGTTGCCGCTTGATGTGATGTTAGAGCTTACGCTTGCCATGTTAGGGCTTGCAGGGCTTAGAACCGTTGAGAAAGTAAAAGGGGTCAGCAAGTGAATCATCCTGAACAATGGCAAATGAAAAAAGAGTTTAATTTGGCCCACATTCTCACCACCATTGCGCTGTTGGTGTCTGGTGTTATTTACCTTGGCGACTTAGATAAAAGGATCACCACTAACTCCCAAGCGCTTGACCACCTCAAGCAAATTCGCCAAGAAGACCAAAAGCGCATCGAAAAGCGCTTAGATTCTATAGATAAAAAATTAGATACGTTGCTCGGTGCCCGCAGAGTGGGTTCGTAGCGCCGCTATTATCGGCCGTATTGGCTTTCTTTATCCAACCCCATTTAAAAGGAGAGTAGCATGAATAATGCTATCGATTTGACGCGCCTATCTGCACCTGATGTGTTGGAGACAGTCAGCTATGAAGCTATTTATCAGGAATTAGAAGCGCAATTGCAACAGCAGTTTCCAGATTATCCATTTCTTCCCTCTGATCCAGCAATAAAGCTGATGGAGCTTTTTGCTTATCGCGAGGTATTACTGAGACAGCGTGTGAATGACGCCGCACAATCTGTGATGGTGGCATATGCCACGGGCAGTGACTTGGATCATTTGGGTGTTTTGTTCGGTGTGGCGCGAGAAGGAGCGGAATCGGATGAACGCTATCGTTTACGGATCCCACTTTCTCTTGAAAGTCATTCAATGGGAGGCACGTCTGGTGCTTATCAGTACCACGCGTTTACCGCTTCTGCAAAAGTGAAAGACGTATTTGTTGAATCAACGTTGCCGGGTATTGTTGAAGTCCATGTGTTACCAGTTGCTGATGTGGTGACTTTGGAAGATAAAGAAGCACTGAGAACAGAGGTGTTACGTTACCTCAATGACGAAGATGTTAGACCGCTTACGGACCTTGTACGCGTGCATTTGGTAGAGCCAACGGCCTACAGGATTGAAGCCGATATTTACTTTAATGCAGGTATTAATACGGAGCAGGTTAAAGTGTCCATCCATCGTGCAATTGAAAACTTTATTCAATCGCATTACTTGCTCGGGAAAGAAGTACCTAGCTCGGGGCTTATTGATGCTTTGCATCAAGGAGGAGTAAGAAAAGTGAAGCTTCGCTCGATGCATGACGACCTCTCACCAAGTGCTAAAAATGCAGCTTACTGTCGTGATGTGCAATTACATTTTCCAACGGAGTAAGGTGATCTATGACAAGTTATCATAAATTACTGCCACCTGGCACATCACCGCTGGTTCGCACCGTTGCCGAGCTAGTCGAAGACTTACCGAGTAAGCTTGAGGTAACACCAACAATCCCAGAATATGTGGGCAAGCAATGGCACCCAGAGACCTGCCCTGAGGCTTTATTACCTTGGCTTGCATGGTCTTTATCAGTAGATGAGTGGGATGAAAGCTGGCCGGTAGATACCAAACGGGCATTTATCGCCAATTCGGTCAAAGTGCATAAGCACAAAGGCACGGTTGGCTCAGTAAAGCGAGCATTGGCAGCGCTGGGGGTAAGTGTTGAGTTTTTTGAATGGTTTCAAGAAATTGATGATATAGCACTGGCGCCTTATCAATCAAAGCAGCCGCATACCTTTATGTTTATCGCGTGGGCGAATGAAATTCCGTATACCAGTGACGCTGTGATCTTAAGTCCGGAGCTTTACCAAGCTGTTAAAGATGTTACCGATAGTACTAAACCAAAACGTGCCCATTTCGACTTTTTAGTCGGTGCCAAAATGAGCCTAAAACTGCAAACAGCCTCTATTGCCAGTGGCTTGCAAGTTGCGAGAAAGTCAGCGCAAACTGAGGCCGTAAAAGCACCCGCTGCCACCGTATCAGCGGCATTTGCATTGGCAAGCAATAAACAAATCGCAGCGACAGGCCGGTATATGAAAAGCCAGCATGTGAATGCGTATTTACAAAGCTCTGCGCGAGTAGGGCTTCACTTAAATAATCGCCGTCATGTAGTAAGCCGAATTTATTTAACCAATGAGCAAAGACTGCCTGCCGCCAAGTTTGACTTTACGACGGAACTTGCGAGCACTTTGCACTTTAATAACCGTCGTTTTCAAGTGGCTAGATTCTACTGCCACACTTATACCAATTTGTCTTAATATTTGCTCAATTTGAAGGAGTAAATCTGATGCTAACGGCGTTAAAAATTTCTCATTTAGAACAACTAAATAGCAAAATTTTCGTCTGGTTATCGACAAGATTTTCTCGCCTCAAAATAGCTCACTTAATTAAGCAAATTGGTATTAATCATCGCAGCAATTTAGCCTACAACCGCTATTGGAATAGCGAATAAACACTTCAATTGATGTCATCAGCGTTTACCCAGCGGTAGTACCTATTGGTATAAAACCCATTGCTGTCATTTCATATCAATGTGCTTAATAAACCAACTTATTAAATGAGTTGTGTATTGATGCGGGTTGATATCACTCAACAAAAGGAGACAGGTGCTGTGAGCACGATTTTACGGCCGACCATCACCACCGCGGGTTTGGAAGCAGTATTTAACGCCCAAAAAAATGGCTTTCAAGCGAAGATCAGCAAGGTAGGGCTTGGTACTGGCAATTATACGCCAGATCAAGGCCGCCGCCAGCTACAACAAGAAGTCCACCGCATTATGGTGGCAAGTGGCGAAGATAAGGGGAATGCCCAAATCCATATGAGTGTGATTGATGATACCGATCACAACTTTTGGGTCAATGAAGTGGGCTTTTATATCGAAAGCGAAGCAAATGGCCAAACACAAGAGGTGCTATTTGCGGTGTATTCTTCACCAGATAGACCTATTGCTTATAAATCGGCGGAAGTCGATTTACTTCTTGCTTTTGATTTGGTGCTAACGGGCGTGCCTGCCGACGCCGTTACCATCGTCGATAACGGCGTTAATCTAAATATTCTTATCGCCCCTGAACTTGCCAAGCTAGGCGCTGCGCAAATTAACAATATGACTCGTCATCTTAAACAGAAGTTTGAGTTGATGGACAAAGGAATTTTATAGGAGCAACTCATGGCATTAGAACAAGATATTGCTAATCTCATTCAGTCTACGGATGCTTTAACGGCGGTGGTGGATAACAAGGCGCAGCAGCTCGATAACCAAATGGCTGCCTTTGACACGCGTATTGCGAAAAAAGAGCAAGATGTCGACAAATTTATTCAAGAGGCGATGCCAGAAACACGCTATGTTCAGGATATTTTTATCGGTGGTTCAAAGGATTATTTTTATCCGGTGTGGTGGACTATGCCCGGTAATGCTGCGGGAGTGAGTAAGTTAACGATTGCTCGTCAGTATTCTTGGAATAGTGACACACAACCCTTAAACACCACAAGCCCTCACCAAGCGGCACTTTTACTTGAATTGGAAGGGAATGCAACGGCTTGGCACGGTGATTCAAATTTTCTACACGTTAAACGCTTTCATGAGCGTTATAACCCAACCGTAAGCCATGCCAGTTTTTCTATGTACTGCAAACGCGAAAAAGCGGATTCAAGTTTAGATCTATATGGGGGCGGTGAAGAAGGTGCCTTTGGTGCATTCTGTGCTACTCATAGCGGGGTTTATTTAAGAGGTGGCGGTCTGAAATATCGAATTATTAAAAACTGGAAAGGCGACGTATGGTTCCATGACGGTAGCGATCAAGAAAGACGGAATCTATATGCAAGAAGCTGGGATAATTGGACAGTTCGTTGGTACGCAGAGCCAATTCCATTTGCCGAGCGCTTAGCCCCAACACTAAGCTCTATTCCATACGCAAACCATCCATATACACCACCAACAGCTTAAAGGAGTCACAATGGAAATTAAAACCTTAAAAATCGGTGATGATGAACTGATTAATGTACCAGCAGATGAAAAAACATTGGCAGATTTGGGAGTCGCCAGTGCTGATATTCCAGGCATTCTAGCTGAGGCAAAGCATGCTCAGCTTGCAGCGCAATGTATGCATGCTAGAAGTTTTGCTTACCAGTGCGAGTCAGATGGTCTTGCCTTCGATTACTTAGCGGCAATGGCCGAATTTGGTGAAGCGAGTGAAGCCGCACAAGCGGCAAAAACTGCGTGGCTGCAAGCGCGAAGCACCATTAAAAACCGCTATCCAAAACCGCAATAACACCAATCTACAACGACTTTAGGCTATTAAGCCCACCATTCGGTGGGCTTTTTTTTGCCTGATTTACCGCTGAGATAACACTCAGTATTCCTTTTATAAATTGTATTAACCATATGGAGAAAAAAACATGGCATTAGAACAAGATATTGCCAAATTGATTGAGGCGTCAAACGACCTCACCGCAACCGTCGATAATAAAATTCAAGATATTACGGCGAAATTAGATGCGAAAAGAGCAGAGGTCGATGCGCGCTTGCAAGCTAAAGAGCAGGCTGTGGACGCAAAAATTACGAGTTTCCAACGAGCTTTGCCTTTAGCACCTAATGCACTTTCTGATACTAAGCATTTCAATAATATTTGTGCCGATGTACCTAACGGCACGGCTGTTGATGTGATTGCGGCGCATGTCGCACCGTGGAGCAGTTTTTATCATCGTGGTACCGAGGGAACAGGAACAATCACTAAGTTATCACTAGCTCAGTTGGCGGAATTCGGTCTCACTCCAAATGAAGAGTTTCTAAGGCGAGGTTTGGGAGCGAAAGATTCCGATGGTGACAACTATTATGGAAGCGATTATAGAGTCCTTCTGCTGGATGTTGTTGTGAATAAAGGACGAGATGATAACCCCGCTGAAGGTAATCTATTTGTACTGAATCAGGGATGTGAAAGATATATTGGTTGGGGTAAGGGGGAGTTTTTAACACAAGCAAGTTGCTGGATTAATGTGTTGGAACAAACCGGTACATTACGATTCTACCCATCCCAAAATCGCTCAGCATCAATTTCTGTTGATAGCTCAGATGCAGGTAAAGGTTGGCAATACAAGTCGAATAGAAGAACAGGCTGGGGTGGATGTCATCAACAATGCTTTGTAGGACTCGGTAGTATGAAGGTGGCCATTGCGTTGCCTTATGTTGGTACGGGCGATCATGGTGACAACATGATCTGGGCTGATAGTGTCGGCTACCCATACACTCACGTAGGTCCAACTTTAAGCGAAGGAGTATAAACATGGCGATTTTAAAATTAAAAACAACAGGTAAAGCGATTGCTGGTGGTATTGTTGATGATGCACACGCGGCACATCTTGCAAAAGAAGCTGAAGTTGATTTCGCTTTATGTGAAATAGAATACAGCCCTAAAGAAATCAGCGAGTTAAGACGCAAACATTACAGCGCCAACACCGACTTCTTATTCTTTGACTATATGGCTGCGGTTACTGAATATGGTGAAACCTCAGAAAAAGCTGTGGCAGCAAAGCAGACTTGGATGAATAAACGCGCCGAAATTAAGTCAACATTGCCAAACCTTTAAACATCAAATTACACGGCTCCTGAAGGGAGTCGTGTTACAACAGGCCCCATTATGTCTTTAACTAACTTCAGTGCGGTCAGTCTTAGTCAATTACCCGCATCCGATTTACTTGAACCCGTTGAATTTAAATCGCTTTATAACGAACTAAAGCAAGCCGTAGAACACGCCTGCCCAGAACTTTCTGAGCTGCTACCTAGCGACCCCATCGTCAAGCTGATGGAAGTCTTTGCTTATCGAGAGCTGTTATTACGTCAACAGATTAATGAAGGCGCGCAGCAGGTATTGCTGGCAAAAGCCACGAGCAGTGAACTCGATTATTTGGGGAATCGTTTTGCGGTGATACGAGAAGCTGGGGAGAGTGACGAGCGCTTTCGAGCGCGTATTCAATTGGCACTAGAAGGGTTTAGTACGGCAGGGCCAATTGGTGCTTATTGTTTTCACACGCTTAAAGCCTTACCTCAAGTTAAGGATGTTTTTGTTGAGTCTCCCGAATTTGAGCAGCTTCAGGTCGAGCCACCATTATCAGACTTAGTACCAGAGCATACGAAATTGCTGCATTGTAGCCATGCCGCTAGGCTTCTAGATGCCGCACCGGGGGATGTTGCGATAACGGTGCTGACAGATAGAGGCAATGGCATACCAAATCACGACGAAATCACTGCAATTACAGAGCATTTGTTTCAAGAAGACATTAGGCCTTTGACGGATAGACCACGAGTGCTCTCAGCTGAGGTAAAAGAATTTACCCTCCGCGCCACGCTTTATTTATATCCAGGCCCCGATGAAGAAAACGTGAAATCTACGGTAGAGCAAAGCGTGCAGCAATGGTTAAAAACACATCATAAACTCAATCATGATATTCGTTTATCTGGGCTTTACAGTGCGCTACACCAAGCAGGTGTGCAACGTGTTGAGCTTCTCTCACCTACCGCCGACATTATCAATACCCCTTGGCAGGCTGCGTTTTGTACACAAGTGGAGATAAACATTGCAGGAAGAGATATTTAATACACTATTACCGCACTCAAGCACTAAGCTTGAGCATGCGTTGGCAAAGGCGCTAAGTAAAGTTTCTGCGACTCCTGTTCCACTTGGTAGTCTTTGGGATCCCTGGCGATGTCCCGAGCATTTTTTACCTTGGCTTGCGGATGCACTCAGCGTGGACTTTTGGGATAGCGCTTGGCCAATTGAAGTGAAGCGCAAGATTATAGCGAATAGCGTGCCCGATCATCGAATAAAAGGGACGGTTACTGCAATAAAAAGCGCGCTCTCCACTCTAGCTGCAAAAGTTGAGCTTAAAGAGTGGTGGCAACAAGAAAATCCTCACGCGTTTACGCCGCATTCTGCACAGATCATTGCGTTGGCCGCTCAGAACCTAGATCCAGCAGGTAGCACGCTACTGACTCCTAAGCTGCAAGCACAACTTTGGCAAGCTGTGGTGATGACAAAACCATGTCGCAGCCAAATTAGTTTGCGTGTAGGTGTACAGCAAAGTACAGGCTTATCGCTCAATACCGTCAGTCAGTCTGCGAGTCTCCAGCGAACGTGGATGCCTCAACACACAGATAATGTTGCAAATGTAAGCCTGTTGTATCTTGCTGGTACTTCTGTCTTGCAAGGGGTGGGCAAAATATCCGGTGAAGTGCGCTCTGATCTAAAAAGTGCTTCTAGCCTTTATGTTCACGCAGCGCCCTTTGCTATCCAAATCCAGCGACAGTCGTTTTATTGCTACTAATACCTAAACAAAGCTGCTGCAAAAACAAACTTGAAGATTAACAGACTCTAAAGGAATGACTCATGGAACAATTTACGCCGCTTATTACGCAGGCGGGATTAAACGCGGCCGTTAATGCCAAAGCTAATGGTTTTACCATTGATATTAGCGCGATTGCGGTAGGCACTTCTGGCTATACGCCGTCTCGTAGCCAAACCAGGCTGCGAGGCGAAAAAAATCGAGTGGCGATTGCCGGCGGGCAAGTTGTTGGTGACGGGCAATTTCATATTACCGGACATTTTATTGACGATGCTGAGTACGCGGTGCGCGAAGTGGGTTTTTATCTTGCCGATGGCACTTTGTTTGCCGTTTGGTCTCACCCGCAAAATGTACTTTTTTATCAAACACCCATTGCACAAATCGTACAAGGGTTTGATCTGCTGTTAAGTGCTGCACCGGTAGACGCTATCACGATTAATACCACAGGCGATTTAACGCTTTTCTATGCCGCTGAATTTCTCGACATGCTGGTGGCACAAACCCAACAACTGAGTGCGCAAATTCAAGCGAATCACCGACAGATTCAATTCAACAACAGACTACTACAGCTAGGAGTGTAATATGGCGGATTATCAGCCAATGACATTAGAGCAGCGCATCGCCGCACTGCAAGCCGAGAACGGCAGATTAATCGATTCAAATAATGCCCTCACACAAACCGTGATCGGCAAAATGGGAGAAATTAATCATGCGCTGAGTGATGCACAGCAAGATATTAGCGAAGCGGTTGTTTTGGCAGGAGCAAAAACAGATCAAGCGATCCTTAATTTTGCAGATAGCCACTCTGATTTGCGAATTAATTATTATGATAGGGCAGATCATTCTAAGAGCTCGTTAAATATAGAAGCTGAACCTGAAGCTCCACATATTTCAAAATGGGTAAAAGTACCTATCGCTACGCAGGGTTACTACACTTATCCAGCTCCTCAGGCGCTGACCAAAATACATCTGACTCGTAGTTATAGCTATGCACCTGGTCACAGTGAAGAAGATCAATATAGTCATGATTGGTCTAGAAGCTTTCCTCAATTTGTATTAGCGAATTATGAAGCAACAAGTGATCAGATTAACGCTGAGGTTGAGCGTTTAGGCCTTCAGCCAAAAATTACTGGTGGATGGAATGCATGTGCAACCACCCAGACTATTGACACAATTAAGCTTCATGGTCTGCACCCTTATTCAATGCTATTTGTTCGCTTTGTTAATATGCTCCCATCGCCCGTTGGCAGTGACAAAACACCACAAAATATCGTTGAATTTGGTGGTAACGCCACTTTTGCTGTTGACCGTGTTATTAACTATCCAAGAATCGAGGTGTAATTATGCAAGAACAAATTCCTTCACAACAAGATCATTTAGCTTTACTCGCGTATCTAGACAAGCAAGTAAAGCGCGGGCAAATAAGCCGAGAAGTGGCGGATGTAGAATCTATTATTGGTACTACTGCAGATACAGGTCACCTGGTATTAGTTGAGTTTATTAAGCTGCTTGATGGTCTCAGCAAAGCAACAACACTTGCCGAGATGCGTGCAGCGGCATCACAGAGGCGTGACAGCTTAGGTACATTAACCACAAAAGTGCTGAATAATGAGATTCAGTTTCCCTACCAAGGTAAAGGCGCTGAAAGTGTTTACCAAGAAATTGAATCTCGCGCCACTGGTGTTGCAAGCATTTTAACTTCCTCAGAATAAGGCGCTCCATGGCAAATCAATCAATTGATCTTTCCACTTTGCCAGCGCCAAACATCCTTGAACCACTTGATTTCGAAAGCCTGTTCCAAGCACGTAAACAACGTTTTATTGAACTTGCACCTGAATATGCCGAAGCGCTAGCGCTTGAAAGCTCGCCGCTTGCGATTTGTTTGCAAGTTGAAAGCTATCGCGAGCTGTTATTACGACAGCGCGTCAATGAAGCCGCGGCGGCTAATTTGTTAGCTACCAGCCAAGGCGCTGATCTTGAGCATCTTGGCGCTTTTTATGGGGTGGCTCGGTTGCCCGATGAGCATGACGAAACCCTACGAATGCGTATTCGCAACAGCACCATAGCCTCTAGTACGGCAGGTAGTGCGGCGCATTATCGTCATCAAGCCATTGAAGCTGCACCGGGATTAATCAAGGATGTGTCGGTGCAAAGCCCAGGGGATGGGCTGGTGGTGGTAACGGTACTTGCAAAGTTTGACACTGATGCAGAACAGGTTTTAGCACAAGTGAAAGAGCGGCTATTTGACGACTCAGTGAAAATGCTAACGGACACGTTAGAGGTCAAGCTTGCACAGCCCATTTGGGTAGATGTTGAAGCTGAGCTTTATCTCAATACTCATGCTTCTGAACTTATTATCAATAAGCTGGAGCAAACGTTGCAAGACAACTGGCTCAATATCACGACACTTGGTTGGGACTTAACGCCAAGCTGGCTGCATGCACAATTACATAGTACGGGAATTAGGCATATCGAACTGCTTGCTCCAACACAGTTAATTGATGTGGCGGCCCATCAGTACGTTATGCCCAAGTCAATCTCGCTGACATTAAAGCGAGGCTAAGATGACGTTATTACCTCCTAATCACACTTTGCTGCAACGGCGATTGCAGCAAAGTGTTGCCGTGAGTGACGATATTCATACGGGTATCTCAAGGTTATCTGGGTTCAAGGCCGAGCCGCACGACAACTTGCTGATGTGGCTCGTTTGGGAGTATGGCTTAGAGGCTATTTTGCCCTACAGCCAAGATCTTCGCGAAACCCTCAAAGAAGGTCTGGTTTGGCAGCGACTTCGTGGTACACCAAAAAGTGTAGACATCGCGCTCAATTGGCTCAACTTTGACGAGGCTGAGCTTGAGGTTGATAAACCCGGACGCCACTTTTATCGCTATCAATTGGCATCTGGCAAAATTCCAGGGAACAAGGCGCTTAAAGATATACATCAGCTGCTTGGACTATCTGCCCCAGTAAGAGCCAAACTCTCACGTATTTATCATGGTTATGATGTGCGTGAACTGAAGTTGTCTCAAAGTGGTTTTGGAGCGCTTCTATCTGATGTTTCTGGCGTACCATTTCATGATGGCGATAACACGCTATGCAAAGTCAGCTTTGGCCGCAGCCATCAGCACGGTGTGAGTCATAACGTGACGAATGCCGCTGCACACCTCAGTAGAACACATAGTCAGCGCAGTCATTACCTCACCACAAAACGCTTGAGTGAATACAAGCTCAGCGACAAAGAGCCTTCACAACTGCCCGTGAGCTCAGCCAGAATTAGGCTGCTTTCACAGCATCGGGTGTGGTCAACACGCTCGTGGCAGGGCGAGTGGCAACAAAGCTGGACTAAAGCCGACGCGTTTATCGGTGATCCGCTTCATGCAACGACTGTACATTGGCAACATCGTCAAATGATGCCGCTCTCAGCTGCGCTCGCGACCACTGGACGGCTTAATGTTCATTGTAGTCGTTTCCAAGTGGTACTCCCAGAATAGCACTCCTCAAATAAATGGAATTCTCAATGCAATCATCACAATTTGCCTCTGTTGTATGGACAACACAGGGGCTTGCCAAATTGACGCAGGCGCTAGAGCAAGGACAAGCTTTTGCGTTGACGCATTTGTCCGCAGGAAGCGCAGGTTATATCGCGTCTCACTTGCAAACGCAGTTACGACAAGAGCGCCAAAAGGTCCCGATATTACAGGCGGAGCAACTCACTGCAACACAAGTGCGTTTTAGTGCAGTGTTTGAGGGGGAAGCTGATTACCCAGTTAAAGAATTAGGAATTTGGTCTGGCAGCACTTTAGTTGCGGTATATAGCGCAGGGGGTGAAGTGCTGAATCATAAAAGCAAAGACGTAGCCTGGTTAGAGGTTATTTCGCTTAACCTAGCAGCGCTGCCTTCACAGCAAGTCAGTTTTGAAACTGGCGTGCTTAACACCAATATTTTTATGGCAGAAGAGCTGGCTACATCTGTTTATGCACATCTTAGACAAGGTAAAAGTCTAATTCAGCAAGCTAACCAAACCATGCAACTGGCGATGCGCCTTCGCAAAGCAAACATAGGATAATACATGACCATAGAATCACAACTTGCTCAGTTGCAACAAGCTGCAACAGAGCAAACCGAAGCAAGTGTTCAACTTGCCAATAATATCACCGAAGGCTTACAGGAAATTGATCAAGTTAAGCAAGATATTGCCCAAACCTATCAAACGGTTAATCAGAACAATCAAGCGCTGAATGATTGGCAAACTCAGTCTGGCAGCGTCAACCTCAAAGATTTAAACGGCAACAGCCATACATTGCCAACACTTAAATCACTGATTGCAGATGCGCAAAGCATTAACCCGCATCCCCATGTAATGACCAAAGCCCAGTTTGATGCACTACGCGACATGCGTAAACAGCAGTATGCGGGGTCAGGGTTTATTGAGTGGGGTAAGCATAATTACCATTCAAACAATGTAAAAGTGAATGAAGGAATTTGGCAGTATGTGGCGCCCTCAGCAAAAAATAAGCTGATTATGGGTGAAGCTGCATCAAATAGAATTGCAGGCATCTCTAACACAATATATCCGGTTGTGAATATCGACGGGGTTACACATCATGTGTCTAAAGTCGCGCACACTAGCACTCAATCTATTTTGAAATTTCCCTTTGCACCCGACGGCACCAAAACCTATGACTCAGCGTCTGGCACCGTAACCCAGCATAATAATGCTGAAGCCGCATTTGCAGCAGAAACCGAGACCAATAAGGTTATCACCTCTCGTAAAGACTTAGTATTCCTGGAGTCTTGGCATGAGAAAATTGCTGATAAAGACGTCGTGTATCCACTCGGTAATGTGCAATATGGTGCAAATAACTATAAGGGCATTGCCCTTCGCAATAACCTCGTTGCTCAGGGGTACTCCGCATTTGGTGAATGGGATACTGGTACAAAGGGATATGGCGTTAAATGGTCATCGCTAACGGAGCCGCAAAAGGCTATTTTCCTTGGAGAGCCTGAGCATAATATTTATTACGACCCAGAAGCCAAAGCGTATATTCAGGTTAGGTATCGTGTGAGGGTTGTTGAGGGTATGGGGACTATATGGAGCTACGAAGGGCGAAGTATAACTCCACAAATCGAGAGCTTCCTTGGCTATTTAGGGGAAGGTAACAGAGCTCTTTCGCGTATACAGACTCGAGGGAAATTAGATGATGTTATCGATTGGGGAACGGTTAGTTCGGGAGAATATGTTAATGGTTATGTTAGTAAAAATTCGCAATATGAAATATTCAATGATAGAGACAGTTCTCAATGGGTACCGCGGTACAATCAAAATAGAGAATGTGCTTATAACAATTTATGCTTTGCAATACCGATAGCCCTTGTACAGCGTTTAAACCAAGGGGCATATCATCCTAGTTTCAATCCAATGGGATGTGGTAATTTTACGCGTCCAGATGGTAATGGTATAACGCGTTGGTATAGGCCCAAGTTTTCAAATGTAGAGCCTACGTCTACTGTAGAATGCTTTACGCTGGATTACGGAAATCCAGACCACATGGCTGGCGCGCCAGCTCGAGGCAGCTGGAAATCCTTTGGTTCTATAGTGGGGGGGAGCGTTAATTCAGGCCGGCCTGATCAGTACAAATATCATGACGCCATCTACGCAGGCCAAGTGGAAGATTTGCGTCTCAGTGCTAAGAAGTTGAATGTAAATGTTCTTCGTGAAAATGAAATGTACAAAGCGATTGCTGGTAAATTTCGAGGAAAAGGCAAAACTTTATTTACAAAGTTCAAAGCGCTTCATAAAGGTTACTACAGAGGTTCAAACCCGCAAAATGCAGTCTTTCGGAAAGGAGCAGATGGTTCGGCGATAGATTTTTACGGAAATGATTTTCCAAAAAATACTCCTGTTATGGTTTGGCAACCGGCCACAGGAACAACACTTTATGGCCGTATCTCTACATCTAACTCACATATGATGTTAGCAAGTGGGTCGCATAATCTTGAGAGTGGCAAACATATTCATCCCCTCGAAAGAGTAGGTCTAAATCAATCTGATATTTGTTATTTTGCCGAAGTATCAATGCTACCTGCTGAGTTCGACTCTCTCTCTTGGATTGATATTGTTGGCAGCCCTGAAAATATCGCTGCAACCTTCCCTAATGGTGTGGTTGGACAGTGGATCCCTGAAACTCCGGATGGAACATCAAAGAGCTATTCATTCAACAAAAAATTGATTGCTCCATATCATCGTTGTTTGACTGGAGATTTTGGTCAAACATGGACGTCTGAAAGTTTCACAATTGAGTATATTCCAAATAGTATTCGTAAACCTCATAACACAGAAGACGTCGCACTATATTGTTATGCCGCTAACGCTTCAGTTTCAGAGCCAGAGGCTAATTCTAAAATACGAGGAAATGTTGGGGGGGTATACGCATCAACGCACTCTAGTCCACGAGAAGGTAATAAGTTGACGAGCTCCTTAACAGAGTTAGTAGGAAAAGCAACGCTAGACCCTGCTCAAGAGTTTGCTGGAGAGATTAAAGGCTATAGGTTGGTAGAAGGCAAGCTAAACGCCAGTTATAAATACCAGCCTAAACACGATGAGATCAATATCCCTGCTCAAGAAAACCAATCGCCTCTCGTTAAAGCGCTTTATTCTGTTACAGAAAAAAATGGCTTACTTTACCTTCAATTCCACGGTGCAGAGTTAAAGCATAATGGCACTGACTGGGGCGATGACCAAACGATCCCAATTATCGATGGCGAAAACACCAAAACCGATCTCAATGGCAATACCGTCAAAGTGTTCTGCCATCACACCCTATTCCCAATAGGAATTGCACATAATGGATAAGGAGATTGTAATGAATACTGAGGCTGAGAACCTCACGGCTGATGCAGTAGAGGCCTTAACGCTGAGCTATACGGACGTGCAAACAAAAATAATGCTGCGTCACCCTCAAAAGCAGATTGACGAAGCGCTACAACTTGCCATTGAGCAAGAAGAAGCAGCATATCGCGAGGCGCATGCCGCGTGGCAGACTGAAACGACAGAAGTGCAAGCACAGATAGCAGAGGCGCAAGCGCATAATGCCGCTAATCCAGATGAACTAATGCCTTTGCCGCAGCTACCAGCGGAGCCTATACTGGACTTGCAAGCGAGAAGAGCTTGTTATTGTGTTGAGCATGTGGAGGTGGATTTAGCATTAACCACTGAAACTGTTGAATCGCGCATAGAGTACGACGATGAAGCGCGAGTGGCTTATCACCATCCAGCGACCATTTCGCATACTGAACAACAAATTGCAGACACCAAACGTGAGCGCTTTAAAAGTCAGCGTGCAGCGAATGTGGCGTCAATCGCCGTTGAGGTTGACGGTCTGGTGTTTGATGGTGATGAACAAAGTCAGCAACGTATGGTTCGAGCCATACTGCTGATGACAGACAGTGACATGCAGCGTTGGGTACTTGCCAATAACACTGTGGCCAATGTGACCAAAGCACAACTTACCCAAGCTTGCTTACTTGCCGCAGAGCAACAATCCGACCTTTGGATTGAATCTTACTAAACCTCTACTTTCTCACCGAGCTTAATTTTTAGCTCGGTTTCATTTCTTTAAGGAGCAGTCCTTGGCCACTTTAACACTTCAAGGCCGAAAGGCGCTTGCACGGCTAATGCAGCAGCAGGCTATTTATTTGGCATGGGGAAACGGTGAATCAAGTTGGGATAATACTTTACCGCCGACCCCTACCAATACCACACAACTCACCAATCTCATAGGTTATCGCAAGGCAAAGCAAATTCGCTTTTGTGAGCCGGATGAACAAGGCGAAATTCAGGTACCAACCGGAAAGTTCCGCTTAAGCGATACCGCCAGCCAACATCTATATTGCCAATTCACCTACGACTTCGAAGATGGCTTAGGTGAGCATATTCGCGAGCTTGGCTTAATGCTTGGTACTACACTGAAAACAGGCGTTCCAGCTGGAAAATATTACCTCTTACCAGACGAGGTTGCAGAGGCTGGTGAGCTTATTTTGCTTGAGCATCGCACGGCGCTATTTCGTGACCAAGGGGTACGCGAAACATTTGAGTTTGTGATCAGTTTTTAAGAAGAAAGCAATGATAAAAGATTATTACCAGCAGTTTGATCCTGCAAAGCGTTACAGCCAGCTATTGTTTCGAGCGAGTAAAGGGTTGCAAAGTCGTGAACTTAACGACCTACAACTGCAGTCTCAGCACCATGTAAAAGGCATCGCTGATGTATTGATGAAAGATGGGGATGTGGTTAAGGGGGGCGAGGTGGTTATTGACCAAGCTCATGCCGTTGCAACCATTGGCGCATCCTCAGTATATTTACAGGGCGCGGTACATGAGGTCGACACCAAACAGCTAGCGATTGCGCTAAATAAACTCGAAATTGTCGGGGTGTGGTTAGCAAAGGAAGTGGTGACAGAGCTTGAAGATTCAACACTTAGAGATCCAGCCATTGGTGCACACAATTTTGACGAAGCGGGTGCCGCGCGACTGAAAATCTCGGGCCGTTGGGGATTGAGCGACAGCCTTGACTATCCCAATAGCGACTTTTTTCCCGTTTACCAAATCGATCATGGCACGCTTATAGTTAAACAGCCGCCGCCACAACTAGACTCAATTACCAGCGCACTTGCGCGTTACGACCGCGAGTCAAACGGCGGGAGTTATGTGGTGAGCGGGCTCAATGTTAGCTATCGAGAGAGCACGGCAAGCCACCAGCACTTTAATGTGCAAGAGGGAAAAGCGCATATCAATGGCTATGAAATAGCGTTTAACACCGCACTGCCCGTTACGCTGCCGAACGATCCCGATGTACGAGAGGTGATCAATGAGCCGAGCCGATTTAGCGCCAATGCCCAAGGCGCTATGCGAGTCGATTTAGACTTTGCACCGGTGCAGCGCATTGATCAGGTGACCGCAGAGGTGAAAAAGCGAACCTCTCTGACTCGAGGCCACGCGCAAACCGGCCAAAACACCGATCCCTTTGATGATGACTCTGTGATTGAAATTTTGCAGATCTCGCAAGGTGGCATTGAATATCAGCAAGGTATCGACTTTATCTTTACCCGTAACCATATTAGCTGGCGCGATGGTGGCAATAAGCCAGCTTCAGGCACGTCGTATGACGTGGTTTATACCTATCGCCGACTTATTGAAGTTGATGCCGACGAAACCGGATTTTGGCTCGAGCAACAGTTAAGCGAGGCTGAGGAAATGCTCGAAAATGGCCTTGTGGTTGTCGATTATCACTGGTTTATGCCACGTATCGACCTGCTCATGCTTACCCCCAATGGCCAGATTGAGCGGATCAAAGGTGCACCCGACAGAATCAACCCGCAAGCGCCTTTAGTGCCTCATCAACATCTGGGGCTTGCCCAAGTGCAGCAACACTGGGGGAGTGCGCCACCGCATATCCAAAATATTGCGATTGAAGCGGTACAAATGACAGATCTTGCGTTGATGCAACAGCAGATCTCTGATTTATACCAATTGTTGGCCATTGAACGCCTACGTAACGATACCAATGCCCAGTCACCTGCGAGCAAATACGGCGTGTTTGTTGACCCGTTTTTAGATGACGATATGCGCGATATTGGACTTGGACAAAGCGCAGCTATTGTGGATGGCGAACTCATGCTGCCAATGGCCGCAGAAATAACTCAGTTTTCACAACCACAAGTCCAAACATTACCTTACGAACTCGAGGACGTCTTAGTACAAGAAAGCCGTACTGGGGAGATGAAAATTAATCCTTATATGGCATTTGAACCACTGCCTGCGGATGTCACGTTAACCCCAAGTGTTGACCATTGGACACAAACCCAGACTCAGTGGACAAGCCCTATTACACGCCGCTTAACCCGTGGTGGTGGGCGCGTGCGTCGTGTTGTTGAACATACCACGACAGAACGAGTTGGTGTGCGCCGTCAGCAAGCCGAGTTCTTGCGCACTCGTTGGGTCAACTTTGCTATTTCTGGGTTTGATTCAGGTGAGCAATTGGACTCACTATTATTCGATGGCATTGAAATTATTTCAGAGGTGCAAGCATGATCCAAGCAAATACACGCGGTGAATTAGCAGGTCGATTTAAAGTGCCAAATAATGTTCCCGCTGGAACTAAACTGGTGCGATTTATTGGTAAGCAAGGTTCGGCAGGAAGCGCTAGTTATACAGGTAGTGGCGTGATTGAAGTGGAAACATTGAGGCGTGTAAATAACATTATTACTCAGCGTTTTGATCCACTCGCACAAACCTTTATTTTGGAGCAATCGCGATTTATTGCCGGTGTTGAATTATGGTTTACCGCCAAAGGACAGGAAACGGTTGAAGTACAAATTCGAGAAGTTGTACAAGGTATTCCTACGCAAACTGTGCTGGCAAGTAGCAAAATAAGCAGCGATGAGATAAAGCTAAATGACCAATCGACACTGTTTACCTTTACTCCAACCTTCTTAAATGCCGATCAGGAATATGCGTTGGTTGTGTTAACTGATGGGGCCGAGCACAGTGTTGCTATTGCAGAGCTCGGTAAGCTTGATCAGGCGCACAACTGGGTTACCTCTCAGCCGTATCAAGTAGGGGTGTTGTTATCATCAAGCAACGCTAGCACCTGGACGCCACATCAGGATAAAGATCTCACATTTAGGTTAAAAGCCGCCAAATTCACAGAGCAAAGTAGGCGGATTGAACTCGGCGAGGTAGAGGTTGAACAAGTAACGGATTTAATGCTCTTAGCTGTAGTCCAGCGCCCAAGTGCAGATACCCAAGTTACCTTTGAACTCACGTATCCTACTGGCAGTAAAGAAAAAGTACTAAGCGTTCAAGAATGGCAACCAAGCACGCTTGGGGAAACCATAACAGGCAAGGTGAAGGTCGCTGCTGTATTGACGGGAACACCAAGCTTAACGCCAGTACTTTTTGCGGGCAGCCAGTGCGTTCATGGGCAAGTCGCGCAAACCGGAGACTATATTTCTCGCGAGCTGCGCTGCCGTTTAGGCGGTGATTTAACGGTGAGCTTTGAAGCGAATATTCAAAGCCACTCAGAAGTACAAGCCTTGATGCAAAAAGGGGATGTTTGGCTACCACTTGCACTAGATAGCAGTTCAGTGCTGAATGATGGTTGGCAGCAGTTCAACTACACCTTTAACGGTGTTGATACCGCCACGACACGCGTAAAATTAGTACTGAAGGGGACTCCGGCACAGCGCCCTAGAGTACGAAATCTACGTACATTTACCTTGTAGGAGAAATTGTGGACATCAACCAATTTACTCCATTTCAGCAATATCCACTCCCTCACCCAGATAATCTACTTGAACAAGACGTACAGCGATTGATCAATGCGCTTAAGGCAATTGATGCAGATATCCACCAGCAGCAATTGGTACATCAACAAGCTCAAGTAGATATCGACAAGCGCTTCAGACGGCTTCGGCTAAATCAAGTGTTGGGTGAAACCCTGCTACCAATTTAAAGGATTTATAAGAGGAAATTATGGCAACAATTCAACAAGCCGTTCAAGTAATGGTCGACAAACTGGTCGCCGATATGAACGGCAGCACTCCGCTGAGTGCAGAGGAGCAAACCTTAGTCACGAATGCAATTGCGCGGCTTGCAGATAACGCCAAGCTTGAGCAAGCCGTAGTGGCCGTTGCACAGGAACATTTGGATGACTCAACCCAGCTATTACAGCAGGTTGCAACCTCTGCGATTAATAGTATTGATTCTGCCAAAGCTGACTTAACCGCGTCGACCGCAGAGCTGGTTACCAGAGCTGCAAAACTAGCGCTTCTGGATCAAATAGGTCCTTTGACGCAACAAATTAATAAAGTGGTCGCGAACAACACGGCAGCTACGCCAAAAACCTTATTCGCGATAAAAAATATTGATACGGCGAATAATCATGCTAATTTTCGCCGCTCCACATCGGTTTTGGCTATCTATAATAGTGATGGTACTTCCTACCTCACTCGGCCAAGTGTCAACGCAAATGCAGCAACAGAAACATGCCGTTTGGATCATTTAAAAATTAGCCAAGATGGCACATTTACGACGATTTTAAAGTCGAGTTTTGTGTACAACAATGCCTTTGAGCAAAACCCAGCAACTAAGGTGTATCAATATGGTTCAAGTACTATCGTACCACTGGGTTTAAAAGCACAACCTAATGACATTAGTTTTGAAATCGTTTATAGCACTCAAGAGTCTCAGTCCACAAATGCAACAGAGTATGGTGGTATTTTTGTTTCAGGACAGGGGTTTACATCGCGAACTTTGCCTAAGCAAGATCTCAATGCCCGAGATAAATTTGGTATTCCAACTAGGTCTAGTTACAACCATAATGAGGTAGCTGTGTTGTACAATAACCAAAAGCACTGCTTGGTGATTATCGACTCGGGTACTAACTTGGTAGTGGAAAAATATCGTGATGGCAATCACATTACTAACATCGCCATTGCGAATGAAGCTGAATATCAGAATTATGTGGATAGCGGTGATTTTACAACGATGGTATTTATCACAAATACCCTCGCACAGCCGCACGGAATAAATCGCTATAACCACAGCGAATCGGAAATTTCTAGTTATTCATCTAACTATTACGGTTATTTTGGCTTACTCGGAAATGAGCTCAAAATGGCAGGTGATAAATTCAACGCACATTATCTCTTCACTGAAGAGCTGAAGCTTCAGCCTATCAATTATATTTTTACCAGTAATAGTGAACCGTATCGTACACAAAGTTCAAATGGTACTGAGAATAGTGAAGGTGAAGTGAATGTGGTAATGGAAACACTAGATGGCGAGTTACTGAGTTCATACTGCTATCGCTCTAAGGCCGATAGCTTAGGATACGATGGAGGGATAATAGCCACAGCCATTCAAGCGATGAATCCATACTCACATATAGGCGTTATTAATGAGCACTATCTATATAACCAGTACGGCCTTGCTAGAACCTGTCGCGCGATTTAAGGAGTGAAAATGAATACTTACTACGACAATAACAAAGGGATGTCTATTGCGGGTAACTTTTGGCTGGTACACCCGCAAACAGGCGAGCAATGGAGTAAAGAGTCCGTAGCACAATTTATAGCTGAAGCTCAGTTAGAGACTGAAGAAAACTCTGAAGTTGAGTATTTAAAACAGCAAGTCATTTCGCGCATAAAGCAACTCGCCTATGGCAAATTGCAATCGGAGCAGTGGCGAGTAGAGCGCGCAAAAGAGCGCGAGTTGAGTGAGCAGTTGAACGGTAATGAGGAAGGTGCGGCAACAGAGCGTGCAAACCTACTAGCCATTTTGCAGCAAAGAGAAGTGGTGCGTGAAAAAAGCGGTGAGTTAGAAGCCGAGGTGCTTAGCCTTACCACTCAAGCTGAATTACTACAGTTTGAGGTTGCGTTCTAATAACTTCGCAGCAGGTCAGGATTGACCTGTTTTACTCCCTAAAAATCAGTAAGATAGACCTATGCTTGAGAAAGTTAACAAGCACACAGGTTTTCAATCTCCAAGGCCCACAAGCAAGTGTTTGCTGTGGGCTTTTTTTGTTGGTGAGGGTTATTACTGTCAAGGTAAAAGCTCTTAGCCTGAGTTCTAGTCAATTAGGAATTTCTAAATAATACACAAGTAATGCAAAAGTTAATTTAAGGAGTGAGTATGAAAGAAGACAAAACCTTTATAGCTGAGAGCAAAGCTAAAGCTAACCCTGAAACATTTGGTGTTAAATATGGGATAGATATGAGCAGGGCAGATCAGGAAAATAACCTGAAGTTCCTGAATGAATGTCTTGCACAATGTGGAGAAATTGAAATAACTGGCGATATCGAAATATATGGCAGTGCAAAGGTGAGATCTGGACATCGTATTTCTGGCCAATCAAGGTCAACATGTAGCATTAGGGGGAAACACCCTACGGCACCGACGATTATTGACAACACAGTAGGTAAAACCCCGAATCAGAATAATAACTCTAGAGATGTTGTTATTCGCCACCTCAAGGTTGAGTCTGAACATTCTCATTGCTTTCACGTGACGCCCTATCAATGGACTTGGGATTCTTGTCGCTTCTCTTGCGCTAAGTCCGCAATTAAGTTTTATGATGGCGGCTATCAAGTTGAGAACTATATTATCAACAATTATTTTATCCATTGCGGTCGAGGTATAGATTCATTTCTTGAGAAGAACGCAAGTGGTGACTACATCCAAAGAACATTTAAAGCGACAGATCAATATGTTTTAAATAACGTTTTCTTTCGTGCGGGTGAAATTGACTCCGCTATCAAGATGTTCATACCGTCAGGTTCTCGGTTTGATGGTAACCATTACTATGGAGGTGCGGCAGCTGAGTTTGTTTACTTTAGCGGTGGCTCAAATGTCAGGGTGGCGAACGAGTACTTTGAGAATATGAAAAACGCGAGAATGAGAATTAACTTTGGTGCACCTCATTCAGAGTATAACATTGTTGGTTGTTCGTTCTTTGGCGGAAATGGTTCTCAGCGAGACCATAATGGTAATCAAAGTCACTTGGTTACTTTGTCTTTTAATCCAGACAACTACTGTTCTGTGACTTTTGTCGGAAACTCATTCTCAGGAGCAAGTAGTAAAATCCCAGTTTTTGGTTTACTAAATGGACGTTATAGTAACTTAGGTGGAGCCAATGTTCAGTTTGATAAGTCCAACTTGATAAACTCACCTAATTACTCCAAGGCTGTAGCGCTCGATACAGGTGACAACGAAACGAGGAACGTGATCCAGTCTAATCATCCAAACTTTATTATTATGTCATCGGATGGAAAGACAGACTTTACTAAAGGAGATGGAAGTGAATATATCTTCACATACTCAGGTGTGGCTGAAAAGGAAGTAAAATTGCCTGCGAGTCCTAGATGGAGTAAAAATAAACCTCTCATTATTCGAAATATGTCAGGTACAACGACTTTGAAGTTGGCTCAAGGCAGGGTATTTGGAATGAAAGAGATCCCGACTGGTTGTTCAGCGAGTATTATGCAAAAACCAGATGAACCAAATTCGTACTTATGTGTCAAGTTAAGTTAATTCTTAGGTAAGTCAGCTTATGGCAAACCGGTCAGGATTGACCTGTTTTACACCCTAAAAACCAGTAAGATAGACCTATGCTTGAGAAAGTTAACAAGCACACAGGTTTCCAATCTCCAAGGCCCACAAGCAAGTGTTTGCTGTGGGTTTTTTTATGGCGCAAAGCGAGGAGGTGATGATGGCATTTGAGCGGTTGGACTTATCGCAGTTGCCCATTCCTAAAGTGTTAAAACCCTTAAACTTTGAGCAGCGTCTAGAAGCATTAAAGCAAGCATTGCTGCAAAAGGATAGCGCACTCCAAGAGGTAGTAAACTTGGAAAGTGAACCTCTGACTAAACTGTTAGAAGTCATGGCATATCAAGGGCTGACTCAGCAAAGTATGCTAAATGATGCAATAGAAGCGAACTTGCTCGCGAGTGCTTCAGGGAGTGACTTAGACGCAATCGCAGCGAGGTTTAATGTTGCAAGGCTTGGGAATGAGGATGATGAGCGCTTAAGAGCGAGAGCGCAACTGGCGTTTGATGGACTGAATACCGCAGGGAGCGCGGCCTCTTATCGCTTTCATGCATTGTCGGTGAGTAATGAGATTTGCGACGTGCAAGTTCATAGTCCGAGGCCATGTGAAATAGAACTAACCGCCTTGAGTCGAATAGGGAAAGGTACACTAAGCGCGGAGCTGCTGAATAAATTACACGTTGCCTTTACCCCTGAATCGTCAACTCAGCCTGAAGTCTCTAAAGTGAGACCGCTTGGCGATAGAGTTACAATCAAGCAGCCACAGATATTGACGTTTAACATTGCAGCGGAACTTGAAATTTTACCTGGCCCGTCGCCTGAGGTGATTGTGGACAGTGCCTCAACCGCGCTCGACGCTTACTTAACAGAAAGACGTCAGCTTGGTAGGCAGATCACGCGAGCGGGCATTAGCAACGCTTTGTTTTTGTCCGGTGTCGAGAACATCAGGTTGGAGTCGCCAAGTGAAGACATAATACCTCTAGATATTGAGGTGGCGTATTGTCAGCAAATGGATTTGCGGGTAAAGGTGAGGGGGCAGGATGACTAAGCTTTTACCTCATAATGCGTCAACGTTGGAGCAGTGGTTAGCAGAGCTGCAAGCCAAGCCTCGAACTATCCGAGCAGGCTTATTAGCGGCCTTAAAAATTGATCAGCGCAGCGATGATGAGCTAGTGGAAATTGCGCGTTATCTCTCGTTGACGGAGGCCGATTGTCTTGATTTACGCAGCGCACTTAAACGCTTATCAAGTAATAAGCTGCTGCCAATTATTAACTCTCAAGTGTTTTTCCCAAGAGATGCACTTGAGCGGCTAGCGATAAATGTCGGACTAAGTGGGCTCTCCCTCAAGGATGATGAAGCACGAACCCAATTGCGTGATGCCTGTGTACTGAACGACACACGGCTGCTCTTAACGAGTCTTTGGCAACCCGAGCTTTGCCCTGAGCCTTTATTGCCTTTTTTGGCGTGGAACTACTCAGTGGATGAGTGGGATGAGCATTGGCCCGTGGCGATTAAACGCCAAGTCATTACTGATGCGTTCACGGTTCATCAGTGCAAGGGAACCCCATTTGCGCTGCAAAAAGCGCTCGATAGTCTCAATATTGAAACCGAGATCAAGGAATGGTGGCAGCAGACAGATGGTTTGCCTGGCACTGTGCAGATCTGGGCGCTTATTAATCAGAATTTGGACGACCGACAACAAGGATTGTTGACCTCCCAGATGCTCAAACGTATTCGCCGTGTGGTAAACGCAGTGAAACGCGGTGCTATCCATGTTGATTTACAATTGGGTATTGCGCTTAAAGAGCAAATTGGTGCTGCAGGTCTTGGTAAAGCGCCTTTGGGTTTGAGCAATACCCAAGTGTTGGGGTTAGGGGTAAAACCTAAGCAAGGCAAAGCCGCATTAGGGGCATGTGGCCATATAAATCACTATGGCTATCAAATGCTAAATACCGAAGGCACAGGCGTTTTACCAAATGAAACGCAGGTAAGTTTAGGTGTGCTTGCGGTTGCAAAACAGCTGAATGCACAAATGCATACCGGCCAAGGATTGGGCGTTCACCCTGATGAGTTAATGCAAGGAGTGGTACTCGCCAGTGGTATGCACCGACTTCAATATCAACATTATCATTTACAAGGAGCGACTTAATGTCTGCACTAACGCTGCAGTTTACCCATGCGGGACTTGATGCCCTACTCAGCGCTCAAGCGCGAGGCTTTAAGGGGCAAATCAGCCATATGGCGTTTGGCGATGCCGCTTATACGCCATCACAAAATCAAACTGAGCTACGCAGCCTAAAAGAGCGTGTAGCGATTGCCGACAGCGACTATCAAGACGGTGAAAGTACGAGCCTTAAAATTGCAGGCAAATTCGACGCACCACTTGAATATGCCATCAGAGAAATTGGTGTTTATTTAGATAGCGGCGAAGTAGATGCAAATGGTGAGCCGGAGCTGGTTTTGCTGGGGGTTTACTCAAAAGCCAACACCACACTTGGCTACCGTACACCTGACGTTAAAGTACTACAGTGGTTAACGTTAAGTTTGGCTCAACTGCCTAGTGAGAGTATTGAGGTAAAGCTAGGGGTCGACAATCTTAATCTGATTGTTGACAAAGAGCTGGCCGAAATGACGCTAACGCAGCTAGATACGATGCATCGGCAAATCAAACAGGAATTTCGTTTGCAACAACAGGAAACCGCGCTAAGTGAGCTGCAACAATTGCTCACCAGTGAAGTGACACGATTAGATACAACACATGCCGCTCGACTAGATAATCGCGTATCAGCATTCCATGGCTTATTTAACGCAGAACTTGCCAACGTAACAACGGTACAGCTAGACACCATGAACCGCCAAACCAATCAAGAAATTAGATTAACCAATCTTGAGCATCAATAAGGAAACACTATGTCAAATGACAATTTAACCATGACGGAGCGCCTGAGCCAGGTTGCCACACGTGCCAATGCACTGTGCCAAACTGTTGAAGATCAGGTTGGGATTATTCAAAGTACTTTATCGGAAACGGTGACAGATGTTAAAAGCCAAACTTCTCAAGCTATTAACACGGCACAGACGCAGTTTTCAGAATTTAGAGAAAACGCAGATGATAGGTTTAACAAACGTCTAGAAGGCGATTCATCGAAAGAAGTCATTGATCTCAAACACCTAGATGAAAACACATTTTATGCTCTTAGCTTTCATCACCCAAAAATGCTTGATGTACGCCTAGAACGGTACGTTCATTTAGATGGAAATGGCAAGGGTTTACTAGAGTTTCAGGTTCAGCTTCAAAATTGGTCTAGTGGTGGAGATTTCCATTTCGCAATCCAAAAGGCACATGCATACTCTTCTCATCCTTTTGTTGCGAAAGTACTAGGTGCGTCTACACCTTATACATCTTCTATTTGGCTGAGAGGTGGTTTTTCATATGTACTTTATACGTCAGGCCATTACTCGAAGCGTTCCATTATTGAATCTAATACACAAGTGGTTGAAAAGATCAGCGACACTGACTATTACTTGCCGCCGATAACGGAAGTGCATAACAGCGTTGTTCCTAATAGATATATTCGAGGTAATTAATTATGGAAAATGAACTATTTACACAAAAGCAATGGAATGAAATTAGGGATATTCGAAATCGACTACTCGTTGAAACAGATTGGACACAAGTATCAGATTCTCCACTTAGTGAAAGTAAACGTGCAGAGTTCAACGATTATCGAGCACAATTAAGAAATTTGCCTAACCAGTCTGAATCTCCGGATCAGGTCGTTTGGCCGGCAAAACCTGAACTCTAAAATCCCTAACCTTCTTTCGGGCGTTTCGTCCATCTTCGGCTTTTTAATCTAGCCAATTTATAATTTGAGAGCACAACTATGCATCGACAAACCTTGATAGCTAAGGTGTTGGCGTGCCTGAGTGCCGGTCTGTCTGAGCTTGCTCAAGTTGATTTACTCAAAGCAAGCCAGCCACAACCGGATTTAACAGAGCGTGCACAGCTTACCCTAATCCCAATCGCTGAGCGACAAGCCAGTGAACTGCAAACGAAAGGCGCCGACAAAGGCGTGACTTATGGGCCTGCGTACAATAAAAACCTGAGTCCAAATGCACTCGACAGACGAGTGATGACGTTGCAGCTTGAACTGGCGCTTGAAGAGGCTGAACCCTCGGCGTTGATAGCGCGGTTGGATAACTTGGTCAGTGCCGCTGAGGCTTCGATTATAAAGGACGAAACGCCCGTCCCTTGGCAACACTTTATTTGCGAAAAAAGCAGTTTTAGTTATAGCAACCAAGTCAATTCAATGCTCGCTAAGGCAACGCTAACTTGGCAGTTTTACTACCAAGTTGAGTACCCTGAGGAGTCCGGTGTTGAGGTAACAGAAGTGTACCTTGGCCCGCATGGTGGCGAGCATCGCTTAATTTATAAAACTCCAGCAGAAGGACCGATAGCGTGATAGCCAATCAACATTTTTCAGACTTAGCCATGTCCGACTTACAGCAGCGTCTTACTAAGCTAATTAGCCTAGGAACGGTGCATGAAGTGGACTACGAAACGGCGACCGTCAAGGTCAAAATGGGTGATTGGATCACGGCAAAGTTACCTTGGCTAACGGCGCAAGCTGCTCATGATATGACTTGGCAAGCACCTGAAGTTGGTGAGCAAGTGATGGTGTTATCTCCCTGTGGAGATACTTCCCAGGGAGTGGTACTTGGCAGCTTGTATTCCAACTCGCAACCACATCATCATCAAGATCATGTTCTTGGTGCTGGTGAGGCATATGAGCAGGTGTCAGACAGGGAAGGGGTGAGTCGCACTAAGTATAAGGATGGTGCGATGGTGGAATACGACCGAGAGCAACACATTTACCATTTGTATGTGCCTAACACCAGTGGCAATGAGGTAGCGCAAATTAAAGTGCACTCGGCGCGCGATATCCACATTGAGTGTGGTAACGATGCCACTGTGATCGTTGGCAATGATGCTAACGTGCAAGTTGCAAACAATCTAACAGCGCAAATTGGTAATGATGCAGTGGTAAATGCTGATAACAATATCAGTGTGGCGGCAGCGAATGAGTTATCGCTTGAAGGGAGTAACATAACAATGAGCTCAACCTCAGGCAATATTGAAATTGCGGCCAGCGCGACGCTGAAATTAAACGGCGCAAACATCAGTGCACAGGAGTGATTGGGTATGCCAGTGATAGCAGTGGATGGCGATATGACAAATGTTCACGCGCAATTTGTACCAGGGACGGCTAGTGCCACACAGTCGAGTTTTACCGTCGCAGGTAAGCCGGTACTTAGGGTTGGAGATCCCATCAGTGACCATGTATTTTCACCCGATCCAAAAGTAAAACACGTTGGCGTCACGATAGCTGCTGGTGCTGGTAGCTTCACCATTGCAGGGAAAGCGGTCGCGAGGATCAGTGATGCAGCCAGTTGTGGTGGCAAGCTTGCAGTTGCGGGCGTCGCGTCATTTAGTGTAGGAGGGTAACTCAGCATGATAGGAATGAATGCCAAAACGGGCAAGCCGCTAGGTGGTGTTGAGCATCTAAAACAGAGTATTCGCGATATTGTGACCACACCACTTGGGAGTCGAGTGATGCGGCGCGATTATGGCTGCGGCTTATATGAGCTTGTAGATAGGCCTTTTTCTCACTCTTTGGTAGGGGATATCACTATGACCATCGCCAATGCACTTGAGAAGTGGGAGCCACGTTTTCAACTTGATGGTGTTGCAGTACACCCAGCAGGAGAGGGCAAGTTGTCTATCGAAATAAAAGGATTGTATTTAATCAACGGGGAGCCTGTCACCATCGAGGGTATCCAAATCTAAGTCACTTTTTATTCACCTTATCCGTTAGGTATAAGGTCAACAAACTCTAATTTATATGAAGTTATTAGGGCCATACAAGGCAGCTTGTATGGCCTTTTTTATTCTCTAACTGACATGTCTTTAAAGGAGATAACTATGTCAAAATTTCTACACGGTGTAGAAGTCATTGAGGCGCAATCCGGCACGCGTCCAATCAAAACAGTAAAAAGCTCAGTAATTGGTGTGATTGGTACTGCACCTAGTGCAGATCCAGAAAAGTTTCCACTTAACACACCTGTATTGGTTGCTGGTAAACGTGCTGAAGCTGCACCGTTGGGTACAGAAGGAACACTGCCTGCGGCAATGGACGGTATTTTTGACCAAGCTGGTGCGGTAGTCGTTGTGGTTCGTGTCGATGGTGATGATGAAGCGGCAATCATGTCAAACATGGTTGGCGGTGTGGCAGCAGACGGTTCTTATGAAGGTGTACAAGCTTTCCTTGGTGCTGAGTCTGTACTTGGCGTAACACCACGTATTCTTGTGGCGCCAGGTTATGCGCATCAACGCCCTGAAGGTAATCGTAACCCAGTTATCACAGAACTTGTGAACGTGGCTGAGCGTCTTCGTGCGGTGATCATTGCAGATGGTCCAAATACAAACGATGAGGATGCAAAAACATATCGTGCTGACTTTGGTTCGCGCCGTGTGTTCGTTGTTGACCCTCATGTCAAAGTATTCCGCGATGGTAAAGCAGAAGTTGAACCTGCAAGTGCACGTGTTGCGGGCATGATTGCTAAGTCGGACAACGACCGAGGCTTTTGGTGGAGCCCAAGTAATACCAATATGAACGGTATTGTGGCAACTGCACGTCCAATCGACTTCCAGCTGGGCGATGCCAACGCGCGTGCGAATATGCTGAACGAAAAAGAAGTGTCGACCATCATTCGTCAAAACGGCTTTAAGTTGTGGGGTAACCGTACTTGTTCTGACGACCCTAAATGGGCATTCCTGTCAGTGGTACGTACCGCAGATATGATCAATGACTCACTACTGCGTGCGCACATGTGGGCGGTTGACCGCAATATCACCAAAACTTACATCGAAGATGTTACGCAAAGTGTTCAGTCATACCTAGATAGCTTAAAAGCACAAGGTGCAATTCTTGGCGGTCAAATTTGGGCTGATGAAGAGTTAAACACACCGGCCAATATTCAAGCGGGTAAAGTGTATTTTAGCTTTGACTTCACGCCGCCAACACCGGCTGAGCACATCACCTTCAAGAGTATTCTAACTAACAACTACCTAGAGGAAATCGTATAATGGCAATCTCTCCAAAAATTCTTAAAAAATTCAAGCTGTTTGTAGACGGTAAAGGCTATCTAGGTATCGCTGATGAAATCCAGCTACCAAAAGTAACCGTAAAAACTCGCGAAGTTACGTCGGGTTTCCAGGCGCCAGTTGAGCTTGATGTTGGCCAACTTGAAAAGCTAGAAGGCACAATCACGTTACTTGAATACAACGCTGACATGATGAAGCTACTTGGCGATTGGAGCGGTGCAACAACGCCATTAACGGCTCGTGGTGCTATCCAAGCGCAAGGCGAAGCGCCAGTGCCCGTAGTGGTAACGCTTGAAGGCTTCTTCAAAGAAGTGGATATGGGCAGCTGGAAAGATGGCGAGGAAGCTAAGCTAACGCTGCAATATGCAATTCAGAAGTACAAGCTACAGATCGGTCAAGATGTGATTTACGAAATTGACCTATACAACGACGTTCGTACCGTTAATGGTAAGGACCAAATGGCAGCACTTCGCGCAGCAATCGGAGCTTAATCCATGAAAGAAATCATTACCTTAGCATTCCCAATTACGGTCGATGGGCATGAGTATGCAGAACTGACAATGAGACGACCAAAAGTACGCGATCGGTTAATGGTGGATAGAGCGGATATCAGCGAGTCAGAAAGCGAAATTCGTTATTTCTCGCACTTATGCGAAGTTTCTCCAGATATCATCGAAGAGCTTGATTGGAGTGATTTTGTGAAGCTGCGAGAAACGCTACAAGCTTTTCTCGTGTCCCGCCAAAGCGCTTAAAAGCCATGGTTATCGCTCTGGCCAAATATACTGGCTGGGGCTTGGCCGAACTCAACGCGCTGACCGAAGACGAACTCATCGAGTGGTTTGAAGCAGCGCTTGATTACAAACAAGCGACAGAAGCGGGCTAAACCGATGACCGCAACCGCCCCTTAATCCTTTAGGGGGCGCATTTCCATACTTTTAGACGCTTTAGCTTAGGCCTCAGCTTAAGCTAAAGCGTTTCACTTTTCTCTATTTTCCTCAGGTAACGCCATGACAAAACAAGGTAAACAGGTTCGTTCACGAGAGGCGAACAAAGTCAAAAATAAGTTGCCACAGGTAACTTCGCTTGCTAACCAAGTTGCACATTTAGGTAGTCTAGTTGCAAAGCTCAATGCCAATTCAGCGACTAGTGCGCAGATCCAGCAATTAATCTCCATCATGACTCAACTTAATGCCAGCGCGGTGTTAAGTCCGGAGGCTTCGTTCTCAGTACCTGAGTTTCAGGCACCTGCCACTGGTGAAAATGCTGTGCCTAGTAGCCAGCTGTTTCAGCAGGCTGAGCAGGTCATGTTGGCGTTGCCCGATTCTTTACAGCATGCGATAAGCGGCTTGTCTGAACGGGTTGCAGAACTGGATTTCAGCGCCGCAAGCCAAACCGTACAAGTTGAGTTGGCGGCATTAGCCGAACACGTTCCTTCACTTTTTAACGCAATTTCCGTTGCACCAGCCGTGACTGCCGCGACAAATGCATCCAAACAAAGCCAATCTGTAATCGATGCTCAGCAGCAATTTTGCCTAGATGCAGCGTCATTGGGTCAAGCTTTGCCGGACTTTGCATCGAGTTTAGATTTGGCTGCTTTGCCAAAGCAACTGCTCGAAACAGGCAATTTGTTGAGCAATATTGAGTTTGCAGAGGTACTCAAAGGAGAGCTTGGTTCGTTAACAGAAGCAGCTCCTGCGTTATTGACTCAATTTGGCTTTGACGATGCGGCAAACGTGGTAACGCAGTTTGCGCCAGCTGTGAACCAATTGGATATTCCAGGACTTTTTCAAGGCGATTTACAAAGTTTGCAGCAGGCTTTGCCAAGCTTGCTAGAAGCCGTTGATCTTAAGGCATTGAACCAAACTCTCGCACAAGAAATTCCGGCGCTTGCACAACTTGATTTAGCCGGGCTTGCTAATGGTGAGCTGGGGTCGTTGGCCGCAACATTACCAAACTTACTTGAGGCGGCTGGACTTGATGGTGCTGCAAACTCAGTATCTGCGGCTTTGCCAGCACTACAACAATTGGACTTAGGAGCAATTGCGGATGGTGATATCCAGTCGTTGCTACAAAGTGCTCCGGCATTATTAGATGCATTGGATATGCAAGGTGCGTCACAGGCTTTTGGTTCAGTTCTTCCTATCGCTGAAAAACTCGATTTTAAGGGCTTAATGGATGGTGAGCTAAGCAGCTTAGTGGATGCCGCACCTGAAGTGCTTAGAGCATTTGAACTTGGCGATGCAGCGGATAAGCTACAAGCTGCGATTCCTGGCTTAAAACAACTGAATCTCAAGCAAATTGCCAGCGGTGACGTATCGAGCCTTATGGCGGCAGGTCCTTCATTACTAAAGGCATTTGAATTAGACGGTGCAGCTGGCGTACTCGAAGGCGCATTACCGGCATTAGAAAAACTGGATGTCGACGCGATTTTGGGGGGCGACATCAAGTCCCTTGTAAGTGCAGGGCCTGAACTGTTAAGTGCATTTGGGCTAAACGATGCGGCAAGTGTACTAGAGCAACACGCTGATCTACTCTCCAATATTGATTTAAAAGGCGTTCTCAAGGGAGATCTATCTTCTCTTACCAACAGCTTACCAGATTTATTTGGTGAGTTTGGATTAGACGGTATTAGCGATGATTTATCCGAGTCGTTTGCTGAGTTAGAAGGTGATGTTGAAGAGAAGAAATCTACGCGTAAAAAAGGACGCAAGAAGCGAGGCAGAAAGCGTAACAAGCGAGCTAAGTCTTCTAATCTAGCGGATAAACAAGAAACGTCGGCGGATCGCGAGCACAAGCCGCGCAAAGTCAACAAACGAAGCGCCAATAAACCCGCTTTGAAACTGTTAGACGGCGGGAAAGCCCCTAGCGTAAAAACACAGTTAGATAATCAAGCATCGCAACCAAAGTCCAAAGCAAAAGCCAAAAAAGTCAAAATGATGGCTGCCGCAAATGATGCTAGTTATCAAAAGCTTGGTAGTTTCTCTCCAGCTAAAGGTGGCAAACTTGGTCAGTTATTCAAGGGGTCTAAAAAGTTACTTGGGCGTGCGGCTGCACCGCTTAGCGTGGCGTTAGGTGCATTCGATGCATTCACGGCATTAACTGATGACACGTTAACGACGAAAGAAAAAACCACTCAGGTTGGAGCGGCTGCGGGTGGCGCTGGCGGCGCACTCGCGGGCGCCGCAGCAGGCGCGGCAATTGGCTCGGTTGTTCCTGTGGTTGGCACTGCAATTGGCGGCTTAGTCGGTGGTGCACTCGGCGCGATGGGCGGTGAGTCAATTGGTGGTTGGTTTGGTGACAAACTTGGTGGTTGGTTCTCTGACGATGCTCAGGACTCAGCTTCAGGTACCTCGAGCCCTTCGGTGACAGAGCGCTTGCTCGATAGCGCAACGAGTTTTGCCACCATGGGACCACTGGGCTTAATTAGTGACACCCTCGGCGGTTGGTTATCAAAAGGCGATGAAAACGTTGCGCAAACGGACAACAAAACGGCTGCGATTAGTACGCCTCAAAGTGGTGAAGCAACTAAAAACAATGCGCTCGACTTTGTTAAAAATAATGTCATTAATGAGCTGAATTTGGCCACCGGCACGGCTGCTGCGTTTGCTGCTAATCAAGGGATGACAACCGGCAAAATACACGGCGTCAGCAAGGCGGGTGATTTGGCTGGTAGAGCGCTAAACGCACACACAGTATGGGAAACGCTCAATAATGATGGGCTTTCTGTTAAAGAAAAAGCGGCTGGCATTGGTAGCACGCTGGGCGGTATGTTTTCTGCTGATGCGGTATCAGGTGCACTTTCAAAAAGCAAAAATCCCTATGTGAGAATGGCGGCCCCTATGGCGGGTTACCTTACCAACAACATGGTTGGTGATGCCATTAAAAGCTGGTTTAGCGAGGACAAAACATCAGCTACCAATGAGTCTAAAGCACCGGATCTAAATAGTTTAAATCAACTGAATGTGAGTGCGAATAAAGCATCTGAATATTCATCGGCGTCGCAGCCGAGCGCAGCATCGGTAACGGTAAACGCCAATATTACTGTCAATGCAAAAGATGGCCAACAGGCTTATGAGGTTGCGCAGCAAGTGAAGCAAATGTTGGATCAGCAGCAACAACAAGCAGAGCAAGAGCTTAGTGCTAGATATTACAATCAAGTGGCATAACGATAGAGGACTAAATGAGCAAAGTTAATCATGCTAAACATATGATGCAACTGGGAGACTACAAGTTCTCAGTAAGCACCGCAGCGTTTAATAAGCTCCAGTACGATTCTCAATATCGCTGGGAAGCCCACAAATCTCAGACTGATAAGGATTCTCCGCCGATGCAATTTATTGGCGTAGGAGAGCAAACCTTAAACATTGAAGGGGTGATCTTCCCGCAAATTGTGGATAACGGCTTGAAGCAGTTAGACATGATGAGAGATGAAGCCGCCAAAGGGGAGCCGATGACGCTGGGCTATGTTGAAGAAAGTGGGAAATCTAGTCCAAGCGTAGGGCGCGTGATGGGTAAGTGGGTCATCAAACGGATAAGTGAAACGCGGACCTTATTTTTTAATGATGGGATCCCACGAGAAATCCAATTTTCAATGGAGCTCAGCCGCTATTAAGCGCGCTGGGTGCTAAGGAGTCGTTATGAGCAAAGGGGTAACTTATATTACGCGAGATGGCGATTGTCTCGATCTCATCTGTTTTAAGCACTATGGCCGCAGTAGTGGCATGGTAGAAAAGGTGCTAGAAGCCAATCATGGCTTGGCAGAGCTTGGGCCAATTTATTCGGAGCAGATCAGTATTTTTCTTCCCGAAATCGCAAAACCTACTGCGTCTAAAGTGATCAATATTTGGGATTAATATGGACTTACAACCGCATTATTCTATTAAAGCAAATGGCAATGAGGTATCAAAAACACTGAAGAACCGCTTGGCTGAGCTTAGTGTTACAACACGCACGGGACTGGCGAGTGATACCTGCTATGTACGATTTGACAATTTGGCTGACGCGCCCATTGCCTTACCCGCACCAACGGATCAACTAGAAATTGCGATGGGATATAAAGAAGGCACCAAAGATCAGAGTGCTCCTTCAACCAAATTAGGTATTTTCGAAGTGGGCGCTTATGAGTTGACTGGCCCCAATCGCTCGTTGACATTTTATGGTAATAAAGTGCTGTGGGATCAAGATTTTAAAGCGTTAAAAATACGCTCATGGCCAGAGCAGGGGAAGGATGAGCCGCTGATGCTGGACAAGCTTATTCAAGACATTGCTGGTGAGTATGGGCTACAGGCAAAAATAGGCGATGCTTTTCAGGGCCGAGAAATACCGCACATTGAGCAAAGTGAAAGCGATATGCAATTGCTAAGCAAGCTTGCTGTGCAGTTTGATGCAATCATGAAGATTGCGGATGACAAGCTTATCTTTATGGCTAAAGGCACCGGAAAGTCGTTAACTGGCAAAGCTTTACCTAGCGTGACGGTAAGTAAAAAGCAGCTGGTTTCATGGCAGCTTAATGCTAACCACAACAAGTTAGTTAAAGGGGTGCAGGCGTATTTTTACGATAAAGCGTTAGCGCAAAAAACATTGGTAAGTGTCGGTGGCGGTTCACCTAATACTACACTCTCTTACGTTTATCCTAATGAAGCCGAAGCACAAACCGCGGCGACGGCCATGTTACAGCGTTTAAATCGAGCGCATACCAGTGTGCAGCTTTGTGTGGTTGGCGACCCTAATTTATTAGCAGGTGGCGTGATAACTATCGAAGAGGTTGATGATAACCTCAACGGCGACTGGTTTGTCTGTGAGGTCAAACATGTAATTAATCACGCCGGCTTTAAAAGCTATTTAGTATGCGAAGCATTAGGTTAA